TTGAAGGCCCAAAAGAACGTCGCCGCCATGAAAGCCAAAGCAAAACTTGAGCAGGTCAACCAAATGCAGTACCATGATCAGACTGGCGGCGCCCCTATTATCACCACTCTTTCACCAGTTAATAATAATGCTGATAATCGTCAGGTGACTAATAATATTACCAATAATGAATACACCATCCACTCAGCCATGGCAGCCCTGGGCTGGTGGGACAAGCCAGTCACAGCCCAGTAGTGAGTAGCACATAAAAAAAGGGAGAGCTAAAAGCTCCCCCTCTTCTATTAGTCTTCGGCTAACTTCTTGAAGAACGATAAACTATCATCCTCCGCATCATCAACTGTATCCACAGCCCACGAAGGCGATGAAGCTTCAGTCTTGCGCTCTGGAGCAGTCGCTTCTTTGAACTGAGGCTTGAAGTTCAACACAGTCGGCTCGTCTTCCTCTGCGGTCGTTTTGGGTGCATGTGAACCGCCATCAAGAGCTAGTACCCGATAGAGTTTAGTCTTCAGGTCAGTGTAGCTCTTGAAATTCTTAGGATCAACGAGTTCCTGTAAAGAGTGCTGTGACTTCCAGATACGCTCCAACTCTACATCCAGATGGGGTCCCGCACGCCATTCCTCATCCGTGAGTAGAGGAGTAGCAGAAGCGAAATCAGAACGATCATAGTTACGATATCCTTCTACGTTACGAATCTTGAGATTGAAGTTCGCACCTTCCCAAAAGTCAAAAGGATTAATAGGAGTCTCATCTTCAAACTGAGGGTTCATAGCTTCGTTCAGTTTGTCGAAAATCTTCTTACCATACTGATAGAGAAATACTTTACCTTCATTCGAAGGATTAGCAGAGTCTTTTACAATACGTACATTAGAGAAGTATTTCAGCCGACGCTTCTGTTTACGAGCAATATCCTTATCAGAATCAACACCAGAGTTCCAGAGCGTAGAGTTGTACTCAGACACTGGGTCTTCTTGGCCAATTGATGTAAGCGAGTTCTCAATGTACCAACCACCAGGGCCTTGAAAGCCGTGGTCCCAGAGACGAACGAAAGGCATATCTTCGCCGTCTGGTGCTGGTAGAAAGCGTAGTACAGCGTAGCCATTACCAGCCTTATCAACTTGTGGCTTCCAGATACGGTCATCACCGTATGACTGCTTTGCTGAAGAGCCGTTCAACTTCTGGAGTTGAGCGTTTAGTTTATCAAAAGAATTCTTTTGAGTTTTCATTTGCTCGAATGATGTCATTTGTATTTTCCTAGTATTGCGATTTATCCAAAACGGTCAAGTAATGCTTGTTTCATTACTGACCTATCATATTGTAGAAACGGTTTATATTTACTACTCTTAGAGTATACAACTTCCCAGATGATTTGTAAAGCTATTTTTGAATTCCAATGCTTAAAAATATCTAGAACGTCGTCGAGTATAATCAGCGATTCCAGTGAAAAACGACCAGATAGAACTTCGTTTAACAATGGTGGGTGCTGACCATCTACCACTTTAAAGTTAGAGTCAAAATCTTCGTCTAATGTTCGTATCTCCTGCTTGAAGTGATATGATAGTGATTGAATTTTCTTCGACCACTGCTTATATATAGCGTCACTTTCATTGTTTAGTAGGTCTCCAACCCATAACTTTTTGTCAGAGTTGACCATGTTAGCAACGATATAATTCTTATAATCATTATGTTTTGATAACTTATAGAACTGAAACTTATCCTTTCGAATCTCAAACGACTGAGGAGAAGCGTTCACTTTGCCGTTATACTTGAAGTAGTCATACGACGAGTTGAAGTGCCTCTGTAGTGCTAGATACGCAATGTAAGTCTCGTATGCGTCTCTGGTCGAGTATGTGCTCATACAGGCAGCTTTGCAGTCCTTTCCATTAGACGAAGGTCTTCAGCTTCATCTTGAATGCGAGATTTGAGATTTGAGTTTTTGCGAATGATATCACCTAGTGCTTCAATTTCAATATCATTCTTTTGTGCGTACTCCAAAACAGCATCCATATAATTGCTGTCTGGCTCTTTTGCGAGTTTATGAACATAAGTCACGAACTCCTCATACTGTAATTTTAGCGTCATGGCAATCGTTCCTTATAATTCATGATTGATGTTTCCTCATCTACAGCAAGTTCTATGTGTTCAGCAGCGGAAAGCATATGCGTCTCCCTGGTTATATTTCTTCTAGACGAGTTAGTGCCATCTCTTGTTCTAAGAGATGATAGTATTCTTCCTCTTCGATGATGTATGGAGAATGAGACATGATCCACTGCACAGACGAATTCACTGAATCGTGAATAAAATCTTCAGCTTCATAGAAACAATCGAACTCAGTGATCTCTGGATTTGAGTCAAGTGAGTCCGCTGCAATTGTTACACGATATCTCATACTACACACTCCTGAACTTTGTTTCTGTCATTATAATATAGCACAGTTAGAGATAAATGTAAAGAACTATTTTAGATTTTTTCAAAAAACTGTGTATAACTTTTCAAAAAAAATATGGTGCCGGATGAGAGATTCGAACTCCCGTCTAATCATTACAAGTGATTTGCTAGACCAACTCAGCTAATCCGGCTTTATTCTTATAGCTTTTTAATACCTAGTGACCAATTCTCAGCGGCATCTTCGACATAATGGATAGATTTGCCCGGGAAACGTTCTTCTTTGAAAACATTTTCGCCTTTGAAATACTGAACGCCATATCCAATATCATCTTTGAACACTTCAGCTCGAAGCATCGTAGGTGCTGCTTCGCTAAAATAAGTGCTAATCTGTGTTTTCATTATTTTGCTCCAGATATTTCACGAGTTTGACCATTGTATCCACAAAGGAATGATATTGCACTAGGTTTGTGCGTATATTTAGATACGTATTCTGTATTGGAGTTTTTATGATGAATCCAAATCTCGTAATAATCATCTAAATGATGTATTCTTGCGGCGGCATCACGCTTATTCATTGGCATTTTTGCAACAAACATAAAAGCTCCTATAAAAAAATATAGAGAGGAGAGTTCAACTCCCCTCTATAGATTGCTTTAGAATTTGACTGAGGTTCTAAATCCAAGGTTAGTGTCTTGATATTCGCCATCACCATCTGTGTTCACTGTAACATAGGGGGTAATTTTTGTACCAAATATATTAGCATTATAACCTGCTTCATATTCAACATCAGACAACGAAACAACGTTCGAAGCATTAACAACTACTGTTGGCATTACACCAACATAAACATTGCGCCAATCGACAACTGCTTGCGACTCTGATGTAATCGTTTCTGCATCGATTGCATATGCTACATCATTAGTGATTGTAAGACCAAGCCCATACGGCAGTAGACCTCCTTTTGGTGCTGCATTATCATCTGCTAGTGCAGGTGTTGCAACGAATAATGCTGTAACTGCTACAGCAAGTAGTAACTTCTTCATTTATTAAACTCCTATTGTGTGTGTTGTTACATCTGTATATATCTTAATTCATATCAGTCTTTCTTTGCTGGATCAACTGGGCTGTCAAGGTCGAACTCGCCACGCTTAATAGCTTTAGTCATTAGGTCAGCGAGACTCGCATCGTATGTACCGCCAAACTTTTCATCAGGATTATAGCTTTCTTCTTTTTTCTCTTCGCTCATGGTAATCATCCTTTGTAGCGATAATAGTATTCTACGACTTTTTACAGCTTCTGTCAACTGTTTTTTCAAACTTTTTACGATACTTTTAAAAGCAAATCCTGTATAGACGCCTTGAATGAAAAGTCTGTCTACGTCATCGTCTTTTCGTTCTTCTACTTCTACAATTTTGATGACAGAAGTGGGCGGTAAAATAATCTCTTGCTCACTAGAATGCACACTATGCTCTAAGATAGGTAGAACTTTAGTCCCCTTTGGTAAGAAGATTCGCATTTTATCCTTACCACCAAAACCCAACGTTGGTCTTATAGATGTACTCAGGAAAGCGGCATCACAGTATTCGTATCCAGGAACAATATTGTCTTTCATTTTATATGGCACATGAGTAGACCGATACACATACAAGCTCTCTGGTAAAGGTTTGAGATTTTCAAAAGCTCTCGCCAATTTAGCAATCTTTTTGCCGCTAGTTGTCAGTTCGGCAATCTCATCCTTAGAAATGGGTGCATTTGCAAGCAACTTACTTATGATATGTCTAAGAGGACCGTTGAAAGAGCCAAAGCCTGAACCACTATATGACGTAGCAGATTTATAAATTGATTTGGGCAATTTTTTTATTTCTTCATAATAATTAAGACCAGTAGTCTCTGCATAAGCATCAGGGCCATCTTGCATATACTTTATAATTGTAGATGCATCATAATCCTCACTCTCTACGAAGTATCCATCTTCAATCGTCACACCACCTGTGCCAGCCCCAGGCATTGTTGATTTGAATTCTGACATATCAACATCTAACTTATTAATCTTTGTTTTTTTCGTTTTTTTGTCAACAAGCGCTTCAATGTTGTCAGCGATCTTAGAGTTTCTATAATCAATAATCGCTTCCATATGGTATTCATCGTCAACAGAAATAGGAAATGCTACGTACTTCAGAATTTCAATCCAAATTTTCTGGTAGTGCTTGACATTGGTCATGCCCAGGTTTGCACCTGGTAATACGCTTGTCGGCCCCAGGCTCGAAGAAGCCAGCGTATCTACAATTTCTTTATTTACCAAAGTCATCTGACTATACACATGCTGTAAATTTGTAAAGTTTACTTTCTGTTCATTAAACCCATAGTCCTGTAAAGCATCTACCATTTTTGCAAACTGCGGTATTGTACGAATAGCATTAGCAATTTGGCCAACTTTCGGTATATGGGTTGGGTTGAAAACTGCTTCGGTATCAAGCTTGTCTACTGCCATTTGCTTTTCGATGTGCTTTGTTACTTCATCTGAAACTTTAGCTGTTGCTAATCTATCCAATGCGTCTGTATCAGAAGGTACATCTAAATCATATTGGCCGAAAGTATATTTCTTTGATGGTGCTACTGTATGTGTTTTTTTGACTGAGGTTTTTGGCTTCATAGAGTCTAGAGACTTGAGAAGAGCGTCGGAGTTGTCTTTTTTAGAAGGGTCGAATCCAAATTCCTTAAATTCTTTTGATTTGAAAATAACTTCGGGAGATAAGGCTTTTTTTCCTATAAAGACATATCCATGATTGTATTTTTTAGTAAACTGTTTTTCGCCAACCTGAGATACTTGAAACACTTTGAAGATGTTCATCGAAGATTTTTTGAGTGCTTTAATAGCAATGCGTTCAGCTACTTTTCTTTTTCCTATCTGACCATATAGACGAATTGCTATACCAGTAAGTTTTGGACCAATTACAGTTGTTGCTTTTTTTGCAAAATCAAGCGTTGTCGCAATTACAGGCAAAATATCTAATGAATTATGAAACTTCCACCATCCAACTCCGCCTCCAATCTTTTTTACTTTACCGACTTCTAGAGTGTATATACCTTCGCCATTTTGCTCAACAAGACTGATAATATATGTGCCACCATTAATTGTAGTAGCGCCATACATCTTGCTTGGTAAGACTGTATCATCAGTCATATAGTATTCTTTGGGATTGTTCAGCGCTTCTGAGAGAAGAACGTCCTCATTTAGATTGATATAAGCGTTGAATTTTTTCAGCACGACAAGCTCCCAGTGTATACGGTTATAAACGTATTTATATCATACTTATACTTGAACTACAAGAACTTTGGGAGTTTTGTTGAGTTGAAAAGCAACGTCAAGGCGAGTATTACCGCCAAGGACACGCATCTCACCGCTCTCTTTGAACATCAGAACGATAGGCATTGTCATTGGCATATCTCGACCAATACGCTCATAGAGATTATCAATCGTATCTTCATTACGAAACTCCGGATACGAGCGATACGATTTAATCAGTCGAAGTAACTGTGCTTTAGAGCGAGTGTGGGATCTATACCGAATCGCTGCGTCAGTATAGCCATCAAGTTCAAGTACGTTACCTTCGGAAGCAGCTTGAAGAAAGGCTTCTTCACTCTCAAAGAAGTTGTTCCCCTTCAGTTCGATTTCAACGAAATATTCATGCTTCAAGTCTGCTTCAGAAGGTTTGGCCCACATATCAGTCTTCCCATTCAAAAGTGTTGTAATTTCAATTCAGCTTTTTATTCTCACTAAGATTAGTATAAGCGTTCTGAAGGTAAATGTCAAGAGGTTTTTTGATATTTTTAAAGCTTTTTTATCGAACCCAGTCACCTGAATGATATATATCATTGTACAACTTTTTCTGCACATTATACATGATT